CTGTAACTGTTCGACAGATGCATAATAAACGCCGGTATCGGAGAACACGCACATCACACCGCCATCATTGCCGATGTTGACAGCGTTAAGCGTTTTTGTTTGTGTCATTTGCCCACCTTCAAGGCGTTCGCTTGCACACCACTAAACGGCATCGTCAAGAAGGCCAGCACAGAAGACACCGCAGCGGAGACACCCGCCGCTACCGCCTTGGAGCCGTAGAGTGCCAGCACTGCGCCCAGCTCGCTGAGGTCGTGTGCTTCGCTTGTCCGGACGCCATCGCCAAAGACCGAGGTAAAAGCAGCTACGAACGCCACGATCACAACGACCACTAACCGTTTGATTGAAATGCTATTCATCTTTGTATGATCGCCTCCATGGCTGAAACCTTGTTCTCGAGTTTACCGAGTCGCTGTTCTATGCGGCGTACTTCCTGCTGTTGCCCGTCTAAGGTGTTTATAATGTGTGCCACCTGAGTCTCTAGGCGCGTCAACCTGACCTGTATAGCCACCCATGCGGCACCAATACTAGTGACGGTTATAAAGGCTTGTATGCCGATAGGAACCCACGCCTCTGCCGTCATGATGTACGCTCCACCAGCCCTACGTGCTGTACAAGTAATTCTGTCTGCCCAAAGTCTGACCCGATCACATCGTAATACTTTGAGTCATCACCCACCCGGTAAACTCGGTCTTGCGGCATAACGTCAGCTCCGACAGCGACTATCAGCGTCCATTGTGCAGATGACTGGATGCCACCGCCTACAATAGATTCTGTGTCGCTCTGGTTGGTTAGCCTGGCGTTGTACTCGGCAACCTTGCGCCACGTCTCAGTAGCACCACCCCGCCCGTCTTCGGTAAGCGTGAAGCGGTGTATCTCTACCCGGTCTTGGCACAAGTTGCGTACCATGCCAGCGCTTATCGTTGCGCGGAGTATCGGACTCATGCGAACACCAACGGTCTATATCGCTCTGCCATGCTTAGGCAGTGCGCTTTCAGTTGGCTAAGCTTCACATCGGACGTGCCTTCCTTGGCATCAATGTCTGAAGCGCAACGGCTTGCCTTTATCATCCATGCTTGCCGGGTTGCTGTCCTGACATCGTATCTTTCCACATTGATCGGACCTTGGTCTACCCACATCAGGGTAGGGTCTCCGGTGCCATCTTCAAGGGTATAGCCCTTGACTTGGTAAGGAGCATAGACAGGGTAATCGGGTTGTGTCGTGCCTGACGTACCGGCTACTCGACACTCGTACACCCGTCCATTGGGCGTTGTAGGCACTACACGGTCACCGACAGCATAGGTGGTACTAGCCGTCCAAGTTGTGAACCGTGAGAAAGAATCTAGGATGCTCCCTATGTCGGTGGTGGACATCTGCGGATAACTTTGGGCATCTACAAAAAGGGATACCTGCGCTATCGCTTCGGCTCGTGTCATCATGGCTCCACTATCCCACATAAAGAAAAGCCCCCGGCACGTCTGCCGAGGGCTTGAGATAAGAACCGCTCGCTTTATGTAGCTGCGGATGCTCCAACGATAAGCGAGCCAGGTACACGGCTGGATGCCGTGGCATTCACGTTACCAACATCGAAAGCGGAGAAAGCGAATCGCTCGGTTGCCTTGAACGCCAAAGCGTCTTCGACAAAGTAGCGCTGATCCGAAACCTCAATCGTAACAGTACGGCGGTCACCGAAAGCAGTACCAACGCTCAGGTCACCCAAAAGGATGTATGGCGTGGTTGCCGCGAGGGTTTTAGCCATATTCTGGACAAAGATTACCGGATATCCGTAGAGCATAGGGTTAGGGCCGTATGCGCCTTGGATGTCCATAATCGAGTTGCCGCCCAAAGCATCGAGCAAAGGAGCGATGGCGTTATACCAAATCTCTTTGTGCATATACCACTTGGCGTTAGGTGCATACGTTGGGAGCTTTGCGACCATGCCCTTAAGGTTAGCAAGTGTTGGCGCATACGTGATGGTCTGACCGGTTGTGAACACCTGAAAGGAAGCGATGTTAGCCTTGGTTGCGTTGAGGTTGTAGACGGCATAAAGGATGCCATCAAGACCGGATGTGGAGTCGACTGCATTGTTGAAAACGACGCGGTCTTCTTCTTTGGCAAGCGAGTACGCCATATCACGGGCAAGCGTTGCGCCAAAGTCGATGATCGAGTCTTCTGCCAGTTCCTTGGAAACTTGCGTAAGAATCGATGGCTTCTTAGCTACAAGGTTGACCTGTGCAAAAGTCAAGTCGCTTGCAGTGATAGCCGTATTCTCTCCAGGGTAGTAGACCGTGGTGGATGCGGTTGCGTTAGGTACGTTGAGGACATCGCTAGACATCGGGTAGATGCGGCAGTTCTGCCGTGCAATTCCGAACTGCTCACGGAGGTAGATAAGCTCAGAGGACAGCGGATCTGGAACGGTGAAACCACCAGCGGTTGTCGTGCCTTCGCTCTGTGCCTTCAGGTTGTTCTTTACCCAGTCAGCAGCCTTGCGGTTGCCCATGATAGAGCGTCCCCACTGACCCCAAGCGTAAGCCTTCCAGTTAGCCTCATCACGAGTACCGGAAAGTGGATTGCGTCCAACGCCGCCCGACTTCCATGGCTGGTCTACTTGCGCTTCCGTTGCTACAGGGTGGCCTTGTCCGAGTGCCTTGATGGTCTCGATACGCTCTTCGATGCCCTTGGCTTCAGCCATAAGGGACTTGACCTGTGCAAGGTCACCGTTACCGGAAGCAAGCTCCCGCGCGGTAGCAAGCACAGATTCTTTTTGATTCTGTAGTTGTGTCAAATTCATAGTTGTGTTAGCAACTCCAGACGAGCCAGTAAATCCTGGCGCTCGTCATTGTCATGGGCTTTCGCCTCGACTACGATGTCCGGTTGCGTCTCTGGCTGGTCTGCATCCCGCAGTGAATCCCAGACTACAGGGGCAAGGCGCTTTGCGCTTGTCCGGCTAAGACCGACTGCATCCCGCAGTCGACGTTCAACACCCCGCAGGGATGCGGGTTGTACGCTCTTCATACCGTGCATGGCATATAGCCCCTTAGCACGTCGAGCAAATTCGTCAATGATGGCATCCGCCATGGCTTGATCGGATACGGCTTCGATGGCTCCGCAGAGCGCATCGTAGTAGGCTTCAAGCCCCTCGTGGATAAGGTCACCTTCAGACTCATCAAACACGGAAACGGCGTACTCTTCCGGGGACTGTTCCGGCATTGGAGCCATGACCATTTCTTCTTCTTCCATGCCATACATGTCCATACCCATCATCGGATCCATGCCGTACCCCTTAGCTGGCTTTTTGATTTTGGTTAGCGCGTCTTGTCGATGCACTACCGATACCTTGCTCAGTACCAACTCATCGCCCTGCTGTGCCAGCACTTGAATCTTGTATACCGGGTTGCCAGCACGGCCTATCTGCGGGTCACCTTTAGGCTCTGGGCTAAGAGGCCCGGAATCGGATATAGCTACGATCTGACCACGGGCTTTGCCGCCAGCACTGTTCCAAGTTACATAGTCATCAACGCGCAGCTCGGCTTTTGTCTCTTGCATCTCAAAGATATCCTGTAGGCTCTTTACGCTGTTACGATACTCGGCTGGTGTCGGTGTGATGCTTGCTTCGGCGATAGGCCAGCGTGTGATTTCAGCAGCACCACCCATGCTCTTGCGCTCTACCAGATGACCAGCGGCACCGGATGAAAAGCCCATCTTGCCTTGCTTGCAGAGCTTCGCGATCATGGTGCCGTACTCGTCGGCCATGTCTAGTTGGGCTTCATACCATAGCCCGACATCGTCCATCTTGATGTAGCCGGTACCGATGCTCTTCTTCCCTACCATGCTATCCATACCGTGGTGATAGTAGACGTTGAGCGGTACGCGCTTGCCTTCAGTCATCGGGAAACCGTAGTCGGTTGACTTCGTGAAAAAGTCACCTTCAAGGTCAGCGGTCTTGGTATCGCCAAAGCGAACGAGGTAGCCCTTGACGTAACCAAGCCGGTCGCTCTTAATTCCGTCTACGAATGATGTCAGCAAGTCCATGGCTCCACTATCCCACATACCTACACAAGGCTCCGTAAGGGCAGTACGCGGGTTGTAGGCCCCCAGTCTTGGTTATCCTGCACGGCTACGAAATCAGCAAGCGGTTTGCCATCTAGATACATTTGATATCTTGCAGGCCCCATGATGGCTAACTTTTCAGACTCTGATAAACCAGCAAGAATACGATCAGGCGTGGCTACCTCTGGGCGGGTATCAGGGATAGAAGAATCGCCGGTTATCTCAGCCCAGGAGAGTGTCTCCGGTATCATCACGCACCGGCAGTTCGGGTGGCTTGGCATGATCGTATCTGTAGCCTGAAGTGTGCCGGACAAAGCTAAGCAAGCAAGGCATACCCTGCTATCTTGCGTAGCTTGCCTTCGGTATCCGGTAACCGAACCATTCTCCGTGTATAGTTGCCGCTGAGCTTCCCGGCTTGCGCGTATCATCTCGGTACGGGCTATCGTCTCGGCTCTTTGCCTACCGATGTCAGCGGCCTTGCGTACCCGCCGTGCTACCGTTCGTGGGCCTTCACCAAGGCTGATGCCTTGTACCAAAGCCATCTGCATCGCATCGGTGGTTACTTGTGGGATGGCATCGAATAGGACAGCCAAAGGTGAACCATCGCCTGCGAACCCGACAAAGGCCTGGAGTTGTTCATCAGGAAGACTTGTCCATGAAGTACCAAGGGTAACGCCTGCGGGCTTTTTACCCGCTGCCGCTTCCACAAGGCTTGGCGTTGCATCATTAGCAAGGATAGCGGCTTGTAACTGGCCATCGGCTGTAATCACTGCCCCCTCTACCGAGAACTTTTTCAGGTTCTTTCCGAGCTGCTCGATATTATCTATGATTCGCTGACGCATCCAGAGTATGGTTTCGCTAGGGTCTTCCCCGTTATCCATGCGCTCTTGGATACGTCCTTCTAACGCTTCAAGCTCATCGATGCTGGCCTTGGTGGCTGCCTTGTATGCACGTTGCATACGGCTTATGGCTACGCCTTCACGCTCCAGTAGTTCATTCCGGTACTTCTGGCCAGCGGCATAGATTCGTGCTGTTCCGCTGTCTACTCGCTTAAGCTGGTCTCCAGCTCGTACCCGTAAAAAGGGTGGGACTTGTACACTACCCCCGGAGTGCATACGTGGTCACCGTCAAGGCTCTTGCCGTCTGGCTGCATTGCGTCCCGCTTTGCGGTTGACCAGCGGAACCCGGCATCGCCGCCCCATAAGTCCCAGGCTACACGCCCCGGACTTGGGAAACCTTCCTCACCAGCGTTGAAACCTTCGGCTTGTTTGTCTACTTCATGGCGGCTGAAGAAAGAGTACATCCGCAGTATCGTGTCTTCGGATAACTTCTCCCCATTCACGATTTGGTTAGCCCGTGCAAGGCCTACCCGTGTGCCGCCGTCGAATCCTTCAGCCTTCCAATCGAGCGCCCTTTGCGCCGCTGTCCGCATTGCTTCAGTTGGGCGGAACTTCATCTCATACGATCGCACTGCGGCACCATCAAAGCCGCCGGTGCTTTGTACCGGGATAGCCGTTGGGTGTAGCTGCCCTTCATCTTCAGGCACGGCTTCAAGGCCTGCTATACGCTTGGCTTCAGCCCGATCAATGATGCCCGCCTTGTAGAGTTTCTCGGCTCTTACCGCTTCCGCTTGCATATCGTCAGCAAGCGCCCTGACCGTTTCAAGGTCATACATAACGTAATCACCCTGCTGTGTCTCAGGGTACTCAGGTAGCAGGTCAGCGGTGATAGCATCCGCCAAGGTACGGAGCAAAGGCACCATGCCATCTTCCCAAGCCGCTTGCTGGGCGCGTTCGTAATTGCTGTAGGTAGACCGCTCTAAGCCGCTTCCAAGCCCTAAGACCATCGGGTTGATACCAAGGGCTGAACAGATGCGCTCCTCCGGTACACGTCTCACAGAATCCAAAGCAAGCTCGGAAGGTGTCAAAGATACACGATCCATCTTGTAGGCACCGGTCATAACCACGATACCGCCGCTACCGTCCCCGGTAAGGTCTTCGTGGAGTTGGCGCTTTACCTGTCTCGCGTCATCCATAGACATGTCAACGCTGGTCTCTTTGGCATCAGGCCCGACAATCAATGAAGGCATAGCACCGTTGGCAAGCAACCCGTATGCGGTAGTGCTTGCGGTGTTATCGGTTGCTATCTCCCGCAGGACAGCGGTAAGCGGCGCACGGCCAATACGGATATCGCTAGGGTCACGCCCGTACCGGATGTGGATGATGTCGGATACCGGGATGTCAAAGGAGCGGCCATCCGTGGTGTAGATGTAGTGCGTCAGCGGGTTTACCCCGTTGCCTACTGGTCTGACCATGTCCTGCGGTAAAAACTGTAGAGCGGTCACCGTGCCACGGGTGCTAGATCGAATCTTTCTCAGGTAGGTGTTGCCAAAGAGCTTGTAGTCTTGAATGACCCAGCCCCAGAAAAGGCTACCCATTATCATCGGATCAGGCTGCGCCATGAGCTGCAATACCGGGTGGTCTTCTACCGGCTCTGCCTGTTGGCTGTCTACCGGTCGGTAGTAGCGCGGCGTGGCCTGTGGGTAGTTCCTGACGTACCAGTCAATGGCACTAGCAACAACGCCATTCAGGCCTAAGTCACCGGCTACCCTCGCCCAGTCCTTAGTGCTTCCAGGGAGCGCCCGGCGTAGCAAGGTTTGCAGCTGACCAGAGCCGTAACCAGTTAGGTAGATGTCTCTAGATTGAGACAACGGCAGCGGTAGTGCCTGTGTCGGGTTGGCTGCGGCTTTACGCCCAAGGAAGCGGTCAAAGATACCCATGGCTTCAGTATCCCACAAAAAGAAAAAGCCCCCTTGCGGGGGCTTTGCAACTTAGAAGTATCTAACTTCTTCCGTATAAGTAAACCCACCCTGACAATTGCGAATGCGTGAATAAAACACAGTAGCGAATCTTCCTTGTGGGATGCAGATTTTAAAAGTTGTCCCAGATGTCTTACATACATTGCTACCTGCATCAATTGCTTTTTGCGCTGTTGGAAACTTTCCGATTTCCTCATCACGCTCATATAGACTGTTAAAGAACGTCACTATAAACTCATTTGTCATTGTCTTATCTCCCTGCTTGATGTAGATAATATACACCGTCCGTGTATATCTTGCAAGGGTATAGGTAGATATATTTTAGACGGCACCCCAAGAACGCTTTGATCCGCACACCTGCCACGCATAAGCCAAGGCATCAACCACGTCATCATGCCTACCAACCGGGAAGGATAGCAGCTCATCTTCAAAGTATGCCGGTAGCCCTTGGCAATGCATAACCTGTGATTGCTCGTACCGGGCTTCAAGAGGCGCAAAGCGGGTCACTTTGTCACGGTCTGGCCGGATGCCCCGGATAGGCAACTTCGTACGCCTAAGCAGCTCCTGCACAACAGCGGCTTGATACTGCACCTGCTCGATGCCGATCATACTAGGATTCCACTTAGCCGCCATCATCTCGATGAAGCGTAGCACGGAAGCAAAGTCCGCCCTAGTGCGGTTGATGTCTCTAACGTAGATCGTGCCATCGTCACCACGGGAGACAACCGCAACGCCGGTGTAGTCGGCTTCAGACTTGGTTGATATCGCAAGGTCAACCCCGATGTAGGTAGGCAACCCTTCAGGGCAATCACCGTAGCGCAACCACTCCCGCTTGATACGCGCTCCCGCAGCATCGACAAACTCTGCTAGGTACTCCTGCCGGAAAGCAATCGATGGCAAGGATTCCCCCGCCTTTTCTACCTCCTCCGGATCTATCCACGGGTTAGCCGTGGTCGGCATCTGCCAAGACATCCAGTCGGCATCAGTAGCGGCTTGGTTGTAAAGGGTACGGAAGTAGTTGCTACCCTTGGGCGTAGACAGAAAGAAAGCGTCCCCCTTGTAATCGGTTAGGGTTGGGCGTATGGCTTCCGTCCAGGCTTGCTCTAGATGCCGTGCCATTGCGGCTTCATCGATGATGACCCGCTTGTACTTACGACCACGGGCTACCGTGCTAGGGTCATCTAAAGTCCAGTAATCGATTGCTGCCCCGGTTATGAGTTCAATGCGCGGTGCAGGTGTCTGCACAGCTCGCCGGATAACCGGAGCATAGATGCGCTTATGATCGGCGTATGCCTCTTCTAGGAGCCTGTAGGTAGGGGCAAACCATGCGCAGGGCAAGCCGTCAATCAGCACCGGGTCACTGAGCAAGTTACCGCCCAGCGTGGTCTTTCCAAAGCGTCTACCGCAAGCAAGGACGTTGTACCGTTTGGCTTCCCGCAGAATGACCTGCTGGGCTTCATGCGGCCTTGGTAAGACTAGTCGAATATCAGGCAATCGGTTTGTCCGAATACTCCACGATCACCTTGACCGGGCTACCGTCTGCGCCGGTCTGCTCTACCCGGCTAGACCAGTCGGCTTTGTGCTTGCGTTCAAGCCACCACGCCGCCGCTTGCCATGTCGTGCGGGTTGCATCTTGGATGACTGCAAGGTTGCGTAGCTCCGCTTCACCCTCAGCCTTTTCTATAGCATCCCTAAAATCAACATTTTCGGCTAACCATCTAGCCAGTGTTTCCTGACTTATACCAGCGGCAGCACAAGAAGCCCTGCGGGTGTTACCACCCCGCAGAGCGTCTGTAATCCGCTGTACAACCACTGGGCTGTACTTGGTTGGTCTACCTGCTCCGGGTTGTGCTGCCATGTAGGCTCTCCTCGATTTCTTCGGTCGTTGCCCATATTAGGGCATCTTTCATCTGCTGATCGGTGATGCCCTGCCGTTTCGCTCTACGCTTGACATCTTTATACAGCCATCGTGTATACATCTCCGACCATACCACCACGCATCCAGCCCCAACCAAAGCACCAATAGCAAAAGGTATCATTTGGTTTCTTCCCATATCGGCTCCCCGGTAACCGGATTGTACTTACCGATCATCCAGTCTTCAGCAAACAGGTCACCGGCGGTAAGCCAGATGACCGAGTTGTTTTCTTTGACCTCTGTACCCTCTGCAACGCTGAACACGTCCCAAAGTTCACTAAAGCGGAAGTGTAGCCCTTCAGGCCACAAAGCCCGGCGTATGGGCTTCTCTGCAAGCAAGGCATTAAGTGCCTGGTTGTACTTCATTTTATTACCATCCAGTCGTTAGCCATGACATCAGCACCGCGGAAGTAAGCAGGGCCTGCATGATGCCGATTACCTGCACCGTCGAGCTTGTACATCACCATTTGCCCATGGCTGATAGCATAGTGGATTCTTGCGCCATCCCGGCAAACGTACTTGCCATCCCGCATATGCACCAAGGCACCGGAGAAAGCGATACGGGCGGTGTAGTGTGCCGTAGTCGGTGCGAAAGAGGCTACCTCGTCTGTACACATCTGCTGGTAACCAAGGCTTGTAGCGTACGCCAGCAGCTCCGGATTCCGTACCCACTTCTCGACGCTTTGCCGCCTAACGATGTTGTCGGCTTTTGACCATGATCCGGTGGTGGCGTAGATTTCCATCGCTTGCCGGATGCGCTCTTTCTTTTCTTCGATACTAAATGCTAGAGCCATCTTCAGTTCCTAATTACTTTCAATTGCTCAAATCCTGATTCTGTGTCCCATTCAAATACAGTTTCATATTCATTGTATTTTTCATCCCATAGTCGAGTAATAGTTTCTTTGATTATCGTATGTGGACGTGAATGACATCTAACGGTTAACTCACCCTTATGATCTG